TGCGACGATCGCATTGCGGACCACGGCCACCGCCGAGCGGTCCGAGCCATCCGGCGCCGTTGCGGCCTCGGTCAGCAGACCACAGACAGCGTCCACGCCGTCGGTGGCCGAAAAGTCGATCTGCTTAACCTTGCCCGAGCCTGCCGCGACCGTAATGGTGAATGCGTCGCCAGATGCAAAGTCGGCTGTACCATCAGCGATCGTGAAGGTCAGCTGCGTCGTGAACTCCGTACCCACGGTGGCCACACCCAGCAGGATTCCGTCTGGATCCTCGACCGAGAACTTGCCGCCATTGGTGGCGGGCTCGATGCAGACCACGCGGTAAACGCCGGGCTTTGCCGCCTGGCCGACCGCCGGAGCGGCCGTGATGGTGCCATTGCCGGCATTACCGGCCACAGCGGCGCCAACCGCCGAACCCTTGGTCACACGGCCCAGCACCATGCCGGTGGTGAGCACGCGGTCCGAGCCGCTACCAGCCAGGATCGTCACGACATCCCGGCTGTACTGGTTGTCTACTTCCCACTTGAGCCAGTCGCCCAAGCGCATGCCTTCAGTCAGAACACTCATCGGTTAGCGATCTCCCTTCGCGCCGAACGCGGCGCAGGCTTTGACGACAGGGTTTTCGTTGAGGTTTTGCGGAGCGCCGGTCGAGGCGTGAGGCAGCACATGCGAGCGGATCTCGGTTTGGCTGTCCTCACTGGCTCTCAACGCCAGCAACTCCTTTCGGGCATCCGCGGCACTGGCTCGGCGGGCAATGAATTCGCTCGCCAGCGCGGGATTTCCCGCAAGACCGCAGAGTTCGACGATTTCGGCCGCCTCGGCGTAGCCCTTTTCACGGGCGTCGGCTTCGATTGCGGCCAGGTTGGGAGCAGGTTCCGGCGGCGCGGTGGCCGCCGGCAAGATTTCAGACATTCGGATACCTCCGGTTGTGGGTTGAAGTTGTGCGGACATCTCGGCCAGTGCCTCACGGAAGGTGCCAACGCGGTCGGCGAGCCCGCGCGCGACCGCATCGGCGCCATAGAAGATGCCCGCTTCGGTGTTGCGTACGGCCTGGGCGCTCAGCCCACGCCGCTGGGCAACCGCGCCGACAAACATTCCGTAGAGCCGGTGGACCTCGCCGGAAAGCACATCCTGGGCGTCGTCTGACAGCGGCTCATGAGGGTTGAGATCGTTCTTGCGATCACCAGCGAAGATGGTGGTGTACTTCAAACCGCTCGAGGCATCGAAACCGCTCTGGTCCAGATGCATGGCAATGATGCCGACCGAGCCGACGCCGCCCGTGCGTGTGACCCAGATGCGATCGGCGGCCGAGGCAAGCAGGTAGCCGGCGCTCAGCGCCCAATCGTCGACAGCGGACCAGACAGGTTTCAGCCGGGCCGCCTGTGCGATGAGGTCCGCGGCGTCCCAAGCCCCATTGGCCTCGCCGCCGAAGCTGTCGACGCGCAGCAGGATCCCTTTCACGCTTGGGTCAGTGGCTGCGTCCAGCACCTCGTTGCCCAACTGCTCATACGAGGTCAGTCCGGATTGCGCGTCCATGCCCGAGGCACGGTTCACCAGGCTGCCCGAGGCTTCGATCACGGCAATCCCGGCAGCTGTGACAGCGTACGGCTTCCGGCTGCGCTGCTCGGCCATGAGGGCTGCGTCGACCACAGGCGCCTCCACGCTCAGACGTGGCGCAATCGCTGCCAGGACGGCGGAGAGCTTCTTGGCGTCAATCATGAGCGGCGTGTCAAAAACGCGCGCGGCGAGATGGGGCAGTGTCGTCATTGGATCAGTGAGCTTTCCTCTGTGGGCGGCTGAGATGTCGGGACCAACTGCGCGCCCGACACCGATTGCTGGCCGTTCGCGGTCGTCTTCCTGGGATCGGTATCGAACGTAAGGTCGAGCGCGTCGGCACGGGCGTTATCGGCCGCGATCTGGCGGTCGACGTCTTCCTCGTCGTAGCCCATTTCGTTGATCACGGCGCTGCGCGGCTTGAAACCGGCGCGGACCGCTGTTGCTTCCGCCTTCATGTCTTTGAGCGGATCAACCCAGTCCCAGGACGGCGGCCGCCACTCGACATCCAGATAGAACTGGCGGTTGCGGGCGTAGTCGCGTGCCGGGATCTCGCCGGCCAGCACTGCCGCCTCAATCCATGCCCGCCACACCGGGCGGCAAAACTGAAACACCATCACCTGGTGCTGGAACTGCTCGCAACGCCGCCGGAACTCGAGTAACCCGGCGCGGATGGACGAGTAGTTGACCTTTTCGAGGTCGCCGGTCAACTGTTCATACGTGATTCCAAGGCCTGCCGCGATCGCCCGCAGCTGCACCTTCATGAACTCCGCGTACATCCCGCCCACATCGCCCGGCTCGGTAAACTTCACGTCCTCGCCCGGCAGCAGCTTCACCATCGAGCCGGGCTCGAGGCCGGCCAGCGGCACCCCGCTGGCATCTTTGGCCGCCTCGCCATGTTTCGAGCCGATCACCGGGTCGTCCGGGTTGTTTTCAATGATGAACGCGGCAAACATCGCCGCCAGCTTCTTGCGGACGAGTTCGGCATCGTCGTACTGGTCCAGTTCATGCAGCTTCACCAGGACCTGCGTCAGCCAGGGTTGCCCACGGTGCTGGCCCGGGCGCAGAGGCTTGTAGACGTGGAGCACGCCATCGGCGGTCACGCGCGTCGTCTCTCCCGCGCGCGCGAACATGAGCTGCTCGCCGGGATGCTCGCGGTACAAGTGATATGCCGCACGGCGGCCGATCTTGTCAAACTCGATCCCGGCCCGGATGACGTTGCCGTTCGAGAGGTTCTCGTTTCTCGACGCCGGCAGATGCTCGGCCTCGATCATTTGCAGTTGCAACGGCACACTCAGCCGGTCTTCCGGGCGGCGCGGTCGCAGCCGGACTATGCACTCTCCGCCCTCGACGGTTGCCCGGCACACGAGAGCCTGCAAACCGTAGAAGTCCGTCAAACCCGATGCATCGGCTTCGTCGGTCCAGCGTAGCCACAGCTGCTGCAGTTTCCGTTTCACCGCGGCATCGGGGTGCTTCGACTGAGGCTTGATCCCGGTGCCGACCGAGTTGGCGACGAAGCTGTCGATTGCATTCGATGCCCAGGCGTTGCGGCGCACCATGTCGCGGGAGCGCGACCGCAGCGCGTCACCACCTCCGCTGACCAGTGCGTTGATCCCGTCCGTCGATGGGTTCCAGCCCTCGGTCCGGCGCGTCTTTGCCGCGGCTTCAAATCCAACCGAGGCGCGCAGCGCTGGAACCGCCGCCTGGATGAGATTGCGCCAATAGCCCATCGCTTAGAAACCCTTCTCCGTGTAGACCCGGATCATCCGTGTGCGCGGCGTCGCGGGATCCGCGGCCGCCAGTGCCGCCTTCACCTCGGCGAGCGCCTTCTTGATCTCATCCACACTGCGGTACTCGACACTGCGGCCTTCAAACGAGACGCGGAGTGTGCCGCTGGCGAGCGCCGCCTCGAGCGCTTCGAGTTGGGATTGGGTGTAAGCCATTTATCGTCTAATCCAGTTCGAGCGGACTACGACACGGCGAATCGGGAGTGGCTCAGTCGGCGAAGCCGTGTCCGCGGTCACCTCTGATGTGTCTTCTAGTCTTGCCACGGCGGCCTCGAGTTCCCGCCAGTGGCGTTCCGCAAAGCGGTCGATCCCGTAGATCGATGCGGCCGCGCGTGCATACACCCTGGCGTCAAGAGCCTCATTCCGCGTGTTGGCGCCCAGCACCCAGTGGCCCTTGATGAAGCTCTCAGATGTCAGCTGCCGGAAGTACTCTTCCTCGTAGCGGGGGAAGTGACAAAACCCTGCCGGAAACGGCTCGCCGCTCTCTTCCGTCGGCGGGACCAACCGCAGTCGGCTGTACAACTCGGACTTCGCCACCGGCGTGCCCAGTGTCCACAGCCGCGTCCCGCGCCTCTTGCTCGCGTCGACCGGTGATGCGCCCAGGATCAGCCTGTCCGTCCGGGCCGTGCCCTTCACCGCGACAGCGGTCTTCGGATGCGCTGCCCGCGCTCCCGCTGGACCCCAGGATGCCTGCGGATGGCCGCGCACCCAATCGTAGGTGATGCGCGGGTTGTAGCCGGAGTCGATGCAGAGCACCCGGATCGGCAACCGCAGGCCGTTCGCATGCGGGAACTCCTCGTCCAGCACGGCGTCAAGCTGCCGCCACACTTCAGGCCGGGCGGTGTCGCCCATCAGCACACGGTAGTCGACCGACCAGGACTGCTTCGCGCGCCCCCATGCGATCACTTCCACTTCGATCCGGTTCGGATGGACGTCGGCCCCGGCGGTGAGGAACAACCCGTCCTTGGGGACCGTGCCAATCGGATAGTCCTCCCTGCGGTCGTACAGTGGCTGCCAGTCCGGCGCATCGCCACGCTCCTGCCACGATTCTCCGAGGACCAGGTTCACGAACGACTTCAGCCGCTCGACGTCTTTCTGCGCCTTCTCCCAGTCGTCTGCCGCACGGTCCCATCCATACCAGCCCACTGGGCTGTACAGGCTCGACAGGTGGTAGCCGCGCGTGCGCCCGTCGCCAGGAGCCTCCGGCCGCCACGCGCCCGCCGCAAGCATCCCGGCTTTGTGGTGGTTGAAGATCTGCCGCTCACAGGCGATGCAGATGTAGGCCACCTTCTGCGGTTCGCCCTTGGGCCAGCGCAACCGCTCGAACTTCAGCACCTGGAATCCACCGCAATGCGGGCACGGCACCCAGAAACGACGCTGATCACTTTCCGCGAACGCCGCCTCGATCCGGCTCAATCCCGTGATCAGAGGTGTCGAAACCATGAAGACCTTGCGCCTCGCGAAGGTCCTCGTCCGCGCGAAGGCCAGATTGATGGGATCGCCCTCGCCATCGACATCGCCCGGGTAAGCGTCGATCTCATCTAAAAACAGGTACCGCACCGCCATCGAACGCAGACCCACGGCGGAGTTGGCGCCGGTCATCACCAGCACGCCGCCGGGAAATTCCTTCGACAGGACGGTGTTGCCGGAGTCGCGCGAGCGCGGGCTCTTCACGAATTCGCGCAGCACGCTGCTTTCCTCAATCAGCGGGTCGATGCGCTGCTTCGAATTGCGCTTGGCCATCTCGACCGTCGGCTGGACCAGCATCATGGGCCCGGGCGACTTGTGGATCACATAGCCGACCCAGTTGTTTGCTGCCTCGGTCGCGCCGACCTGCGCCCCTTTGGCGAACACGACGCGCTCCACGGGACAGTATGGGGAGAGCGAATCCATGATCTCCCGCATGTAGGGCGTGCGCTCTGTGCGGTATGGACCCGGCTCACTGGCGGCCTTGCCGGAGAGTCTCCGGTGCCGATCCGCCCACTCCGAAACCGTCATCAGCGGGTCCGGCCGAAGCCCCGCCCGGAAGGACTCGTCGTAAACCTCAGTCGCCGTTTGCGCCGGCAAGCTCATCAAGGGCCTTTCGAATCTCATCAGTGAGCGTCTGGTGTACTTTGTCCGCATCGGACTCGGCGGCGAGCATCGCTGCCAGCCGGTCCGGAATGTTGAGCAGGCTGTCGCGCACCGTACGAGCTTTCGTGAACGCCGCCACCTGCACCTCGTCACGGCTGATCAGCTTCGCCGTTTTCTCTTCGAACTCGATCTTGGCCAGCCGCGCCAGGTAGCTCTCGCGGATGGCACGGGCCCGGAAGTAATCGAGGCCTCCGACACCACCCGGATCACTTCGCTGGGGCTCCACAAACGGAACCACCGGCGCTACAAGCGTCGGAGCCGGCGAACGCCGTTTCTGACCTGGCCGCGTCTTGGCACTCCAATCCGCGTCCGCACGATCGGAGTCAATGGAGCCGTCCTCGGTCGTCGCGATCCGCCCCGAGCGGATCGCTTTCTGCACGGCGGCCAGGCTCACGCCACGGTGTTTGGCGTACGCGCGGAGGCTCAACAGCGCCATTGAAGATTCTTCGCGGCCTTTCGATCATTCGCCTTGCTTCTAATCGGAACGCGAGTGATGAATGGGTTCGCCATGAGGAACACCAAAGCCAAACAAACCGCCGCAACCTGCTACGCCGAGCGCCTCGCCGAATGCCGCGACCTGCTGAAGCGCATCGACATCCGGCTCGACGAGCACGAAATGAGGCAGCGCCTCGACTCGACCAACTGGGGCTACGCGGGCGACCTCGGCCACGTCAGCCAGGAACTCGCCTACGTGCTTGCCGCCCTGGGCGACCGCAGCGCCGTCGACGCGAAGGGACTGGATTACTGACCATGACGCGCGAAGAACTCATCACCTGGGCCACACAGAACGGCTGGAAGCGCGACCGCTGGGGCCACCTCCAGAAGGAGTTCGACAACGGCACGCTTCGCCTGAAGCTGAGCCGCATCGCCGCGCGTTACGAACAGGCCACACCTTTCGGATGGGTGAGGCTGCACAGCGGCTACTACAAGGATTTGCACATCACCGCCGACGGGAAACTCGCCGGCATGAACCGATAGAAAGGACGATCCTAATGACTACATTCACCCTCGACAACGACAACGCCATCACGGCGTTTGCCGAATACGAAGATGCTCTCAACCACCGCGTTGGCGCGACCGACGTGGCCTTCACCAGCGAGCGAGAACTCGCCAAACTCTCCGCCGACTGGCCGATGTCGCGCTTCGCCGACGTCTGGAACGAATTCGCCGGCGTGGTTCCCTTCGACGACCTGAAGCCGGTCAAGAAGTTCACCGACCGCAAGACAGCCGTTGGCCGCATCTGGAAGGCCATCCAGGCACTGACGCCAGCGCCCGCGCAACACGCGGCCCCCGCCGCGCCGAAGAAGGCCAAGGCGACCAAGGAGGCCACCGCGAAGGACGCGAAGCCCACAGCCCGCGAGGGCAGCAAGAAGGCCATCGTCCTCGGACTGCTCCGGCGGCCCGAAGGCGCCACACTGCCGGACATTCAGGCTGCCACGGGCTGGCAGGCGCACAGCGTCCGCGGGTTCATCTCCGGGGCCATCACCAAGAAGATGGGCCTGACCGTCGAGAGCGCAAAGCGCGAAGACGGCCTCAGGACCTACCGCATCAACTAGGAGGCACGCCGACATGACTCGCCCTGTCCGCCACGCCCGCAACTACGCGTACACCCAACCCGGAGTCGCCTTCCGGATCCATCCATCCCGGATCGACCGCTTCCCCGGCGCTCTCGGCACCGTCGTGAACAAGGTCATCCGCACCAAGTCCGACATCTTCCAGGAACTGCGCCGCCGGCAGCTCGAAGATGAGGCCATCGATTCGGCCTACTTGTGGCTCTCGGATGCCTACCCTGGCTGCTACTTTGGCTTCATCGGCCCCGATGAGGCGGGCTGGTTGCAGTACGGCTGGATCCCGGATGGCCGTCCTCAACACGGTTGCGGGTAGTCACCCGCACACTCCATCACCGCCGGCCTCGTCAGCCGGCGGTTTCTTTCTTCCCCGGTTGGCCGACCAGCATGCGGATCCTGGTCTCCAGAACTTCTTCCCGCAATCGGCATTCTCCGGCCCTCACGTATGTCCCGTTGATCCTTACGAACAGCCGGTTCTCCATCTCTGCGATCTCTCTGCGCACCTCAGCCAGCAGCGCACGGCTCTGGATGCTGACGTAGGCGGCAATCAGCCCCGACACCAGCGCAATCACCGGGACAATTGACGAAATGACGCGTTCTTCCATTTCTGCTCGGTTCTTCTGCCAGGCAACTCTGCGTCGCTAGCTATGAAGCAGAACCGCCATAAGGCAACCGGCTGCGAGGCAAGCCAGAAGAGTTGCCAGGCTCAGCAATACCCTGCTGATCTTCACTCGGACTGGGGCCTCGGACCCCAGTTCTTGTCTCTTCACGGACTGCTCTCCCTCCATGTCAACGTCCACGGTCCTGCCGTCGATGCACCCGTCGTGGATCCACAATCCCGTTCTCGGGTCCTCGGCGGCGGCGTGCGTCGTCAGAACCGGCAGATGACAGTGACCGCAGTTCGAGCTGAATCTGTCGCCTCGACTCAGGACCGTTGTGCTTCCGCACTGAGGGCACGAACGCGCGGCGGCTGGTCCAGCCGGATCCTCACGCTTCCATCCGCGATCAGTGAAGCCATACCATCGCGCCTGTTCAGGATCGCCCGCAGTGAGAAGCCCCGGTCCGGAGGCAAGGCCGAAGGATCGGATGTTGATCGGGCCGCCACAATCTGCACAAGGCGCCTCCGCATCCGGAAAGAGAGCAAGGACACAGGACTTGTGGGCAAACTTGTCGGCTCGAGTCAGCTTTGCCGTAGGTCTGCTGTCAAGCCGGTCCCAGTCCGTGATCCTATAGGCATCCTCGATCTTGATGATTCCCTTACATAGGATGCAGGTCTCGCCACCCGGCGCCCGCTGGCACTGCGGACAAGTGTGGGCCGTGGGGCTGACCGGCGCCCCGCATTCGATGCATTCAACCAACGGCATGAGTGCTACCTCTTCCCTTTCACCCTGGTGTTCCCGGCATCAGATCTGCCTGGGACGCTTCGTGTTCGCGACGCAGTATCCGCAGTTCCTGGGACCAGTCCGAGAGCGCGAGCACGAGCCCCTCGACATCCGGGTGGCCTGCCCGCAGTTTTGCCTCGATGCTTCTGATCTCACGAAGGCAACGCCGCACTTCGCACCGCCATCGTTTCGCGCTCAACCGCGATATCGTCGAAACTCCGGCCATCGCTCTCGAACGTCGCTTCGTTCCCACTGAACTCCCGGAATCGCCGCACGATGACATCGCAGTACTTCGGATCGAGTTCAATGAGCCGCGCCTGCCGGCCCGTGCGCTCGCAGGCGATCAGCGTCGTGCCAGAGCCGCCGAAGGGATCGAGCACCGTATCCCGACTCTTGCTGGAGTTCCGGATGGCGCGTTCGACCAGTTCCACCGGCTTCATCGTCGGATGGAGATCGTTCACTGCGGGCTTCTTCACAAACCAGACGTCACCCTGGTCGCGGGCGCCGCACCAGTAGTGATCCGAGCCTTCCCGCCAGCCGTAGAGCATCGGCTCATACTGCCGCTGGTAGTCGGCGCGGCCCATTGTGAAGGTGTTCTTGGCCCAGATGACGAAGGTCGACCAGTGGCCTCCTGATTCACGAAACGCTTTCTGCAGTGTGTGCAGTTCCGAAGACGACATGCAGATGTAGATTGCGCCCTTTGTCACAGTGAGGATGTTGGCGCAGGCGTCGCGGAGGAACTGCTCAAAGCTGTCGCCCAGATTGTCGTTGGCGATCTTGCGGTGGGACTTGCCCCGCAGCTTGTCCTTCATCGTTGCGCCGTAGTTGACGTTGTACGGAGGATCGCAAAAGACCATGTCGGCCAGCCCTCCGGCCAGCAACTTTTCCACGTCGGTCAATATGGTGGCGTCTCCACACAGCAGCCGGTGTCCGCCCAACAGCCAGACGTCGCCAGGCACGGTCACCGCGGATTCGGGCGTCGCCGGAACCGCGTTCTCGTCGGTGTTGCCGGCGGCGACGGACTCCGGCCCTGACAGAAATCCTTCGATCTCGTCGTCCGTGAAGCCGAGCAGATCGAGATTGTAGTCGTCCTCCTGCAGCGCCTCGAGCTCGATGCTCAGCATCCCCTCATCCCATCCGGCCGAGAGGGCAAGCCTGTTGTCGGCGATTACCAGAGCCCGCCTCTGGGACTCGCTCAGGTGGTCCAGCACGATCACGGGCGCCTCTGTCATCCCGAGCTTTCGCGCGGCCAGCAACCGCGCATGGCCCGCGACAATGACGCCGTCACGCCCGACCAGGACGGGGTTCGTCCAACCGAATTCTGCGATCGAGGCGGCGATCTGCGCCACCTGCTCGTCGGTGTGCGTGCGGGCATTCCGGGCGTAAGGGATAAGCCGCTCAACCGGCCAATGCTCGATGTGAAGGTCGATGTTCAAGTTCTGGTTCCTACCAATTGTCAGGAGGACTTCCGGCAACCGTCATGCGGCGTGAGACCGCTATGCTGAATCCGCCGACTAACCTGCGCCTTCGGCTTTTCTGGCTGTGCAGCGAGAATCCCCCGCGAGGCGGCCACGGCGGAAAGCGCCTCGCCCGTGGCGGCGAGTTGTGGCTCCAAGCCCGTCAGGTCCGCCATCCGCCGCAGGATCACATCGCAATAAGCCGGACTGATTTCGATGCCGTAGCCAATGCGCCCATGTACGTGCGCCGCTGCAAGCGTCGTCCCGCTGCCGGTGAATGGTTCGAACACCACGTCCCCAGCATCCGAGTACGCCTTCACGAAGAACTCGACCAGCGCCCTCGGGAACGGCGCAGAGTGCGAGCCCTGGGTCGATTCCGTCTTCGCCTCAATCACATTGCTCGGCCTCGCGATCCCCTTGAACCGCCCATCATCCTCATCAGCGCCCAATCGCCCAGCTGCCGCTCCCCGCGCGCCCGTGCCGAGCAGGCCGCTGCCGGACGTGGACTTCGGATTCTCGGGCGAGTACTCGAAGCAGTCCTCAGAGAGATGCCCCACCTCGAAAGGCCGGAACTTG